ATGATTCCAGTTCCTTTTCGTGGAAGAACACTGAAAGTTGCTGGTGATAGAGCATTCGATTCCTGGTCGATCACTGTTATCAATGATCAAACTTTTGGAATCAGAAATGCTTTCGAAACATGGTTAAGTCTAATCAATGGGCACAACACACTAAATGGTTTAGTTGATCCTGCTGCATATCAAGTTGAAATGAAAATTACTCAACTTGGAAAAGCTCCTTCTGCAAATGGAACTTTCCCAGCACTCAGATCATACAAACTATGGGGTGTTTGGCCAACCATGGTTGATCCAATTCCAGTTTCATATGATTCCCAAGATTCTATCCAAGAATTTAATGTTCAATTGGAAATGCAATATTGGGAAGCACTAGATCCTAATGATACCGTTATCGTTAGCTGATAAATAGTTGAAATTCACGGTTTAATATTAGGATGGCGAAACTATTTGGTTTTTCACTTGACGATCCAAACGAAAGTAGATCACCAGATATAGTATCCCCCGTTCCTCCAAATAACGAGGACGGGGTTGATTACTATATCAGTAGTGGTTTTTATGGTCAGTATGTAGATATAGAAGGCGTATATAAAACTGAATATGATCTTATCAGAAGATACAGAGAAATGTCTCTGCATCCAGAATGCGATAGAGCGATTGAAGATATCGTAAATGAAGCCATTGTCAGTGATCTTTACGATTCTCCAGTAGAAATTGAACTTTCAAATCTTAGAATTAGTGACTCATTAAAATCTAAAATTAGAGAAGAGTTTCATTTCATCAAAGAACTCATGGACTTTGATAAAAAGGCTCATGAAATTTTTAGAAATTGGTATATTGACGGAAGAGTTTATTATCATAAACTTATTGATCTGAAAAGACCCCAAGAAGGTATTCAAGAAATAAGATATATTGATGCAGCTAAAATTAAATTTATTAGAGAGAAAAAGAAAAAAGATAATAAATCTGCAAATCTTGCACTTCCTACAATGACGGAAGATCCAACAAAAATGGATTTTCCCGAAATTGAAGAATATTTTATGTACAATCCAAGATCTACATATGGTGCAACTACTTTTGCAACATCTCAACCATATGGTCAAGGAATTAAAATTGCAAAGGATGCAATTACATATGTAACATCTGGATTAGTTGATAGAAACAAACATACGACTTTATCATACTTACACAAAGCAATTAAAGCTCTCAATCAACTCAGAATGATTGAGGACTCACTCGTTATCTATAGACTCTCAAGAGCACCAGAACGTAGAATTTTTTACATTGATGTTGGCAATCTTCCTAAGGTAAAAGCCGAACAATACCTGAAAGAAGTTATGTCTCGTTATCGCAATAAGCTTGTGTATGATGCAGCTACTGGTGAAATTCGTGATGACAAAAAATTCATGAGTATGCTTGAAGATTTTTGGCTTCCAAGAAGAGAAGGTGGTAGAGGAACTGAGATTACTACTCTTCCTGGTGGTCAAAATCTTGGAGAACTAACAGACGTAGAATATTTCCAGAAAAAACTTTACAGATCTCTAAACATTCCAGAATCAAGATTGAGTGGAGACACTGGATTCAATCTTGGAAGATCTTCAGAAATCCTAAGAGATGAACTTCAGTTCAGCAAATTTGTAGGAAGACTTCGCAAGAGATTTGCGAATATTTTCCATGATATGTTGAAGACTCAACTTATTCTTAAAAACATTGTAACTCCTGAGGATTGGGAGTATATGAGTGATCATATTCAATATGATTTCCTCTATGACAATCATTTTGCAGAATTAAAAGAGACAGAATTGATGAATGAAAGATTGTCTCTTCTTGCAACAGTAGAACCTTATGTTGGTAAATATTATTCTGTTGATTATGTTCGCAGAAAAGTATTGAGACAAACTGAAGAAGAAATGATTGAAATTGATGAACAAATTGAAATTGAGAAACAACTTGGAATTATTCCACCTCCAGTTGATCCTATGACTGGAATGCCAATGGATGGTTCTGGTGGGGATTTGGGTCAAATTCCAAAAGACGAAAATCCAGATGAAACTTCAACTCAAGCTCCAGAAATGAAGATGCCTAAAGGCGGAAATATTTGATTCTCATAAATACAAATATAAATTTATATCAAGGGTAACATGAATTCTTCAGAATTAATTGACATGATTATGTCTGATGCATCCCCAACTGATGTCTCAGATACCATTAAACAAATGCTATATACAACTTCATCAAATGCAATAGATGAAGTCAGACCATATGTAGCAAATGCAATGTTCAATCCAGAATCACTAGGGGAAGAGTAATGGCAGTAAAAATTGTACAAAATATCAATAGAATTGTTGCTGCTGGAACTGCTGTAACTAGTAATCCAGTTTCACTGAAAACTGGTTATATTAGAGTTTCTACAGCTTCAACTGGAGTGTATGTTGCTATTGGCACTGATCCAACCGTTACTGTCAATTCATATCATGTTCCATCATTTTCAGCTGATGTAATCAAAGAAAGATTTGCAAAGCAAAAAATTGCAGGTATTACTACTGGTGCAACAACTCGTCTTTCATTTGGCGAAAACTATGGAAATGTTTTTGTAAATGATGATTATGTTTCAATTGAAGGTGGATTTCCTGCAGGAATTAACACTAGTCACAATAGAATTATCACTAGTGATGATGGTTCTATTACTATTGACTTTGACAGCACATCAATTGCTGGTGTTGCTGTAACTAATGCAGTTGCAACTAGAAGTGTAAAAGTTGCAGCAATTTCTGAAGGCACATCAACTTCAGTCAATCTTTGTGAAGTAGTACAATTAGTAACAGAGTAAAATGAAACTAATCACCGAACAAATAGAAGAAATTAAAGTTCTCTCAGAAGGAAAAGGCGACAGTAAAAAATTATATATTGAAGGTGTTTTTCTTCAGTCAAATATCAGAAATCGTAATGGAAGAATTTACGAATATCGTATTCTTGATAGAGAAGTAAAAAGATACAATGAACAATATGTAAAGACTGGTAGAGCTCTTGGCGAACTTGGTCATCCTGATGGTCCAACTGTAAATTTGGATCGCGTTTCTCATAAAATTGTTTCCCTCACACCAGATGGTGATAACTTTATTGGAAAGGCTCAAATTTTAGAGAGCACTCCAATGGGTAAAATTGCCAAGTCACTTCTTGATGAAGGAGTAAAACTTGGTGTTTCTTCTAGAGGAGTTGGTTCTTTGGTCGAACGATCTGGAACTAAATATGTTGCGGATGATTTTATGCTTGCAACTGCAGCAGATATCGTTGCTGATCCTTCTGCACCTGATGCTTTTGTTCAGGGAATTATGGAAGGAAAAGAATGGGTATGGCAAAACGGTATTCTAGCCGAAAAAACATATAACCAAATTCGTAACTTGCCAAGTTCGGTAGATAGAAGAGTTAGAGAATCTAGAATTCTCGAAGCATTTGAAAGTTATCTTTCAAATATCTAAAATAATAAATAAATAATAGAATAAGAGATTTTATTCGGAGAATTTAAATGTCTGTTGGAAACCAATTACAAGAAATGGATAATGTCGTAACTAAAAACGCCAAACCTGGCGAAGCTATGCAAAAGTTAGCTCCTGGAGCTGTTGCTGGTCAAACAGGTGGTTGGGAAGATCTCGGTGGCCCTACACCTCAGAATTCCAAGCCAACTGATGGATCAAATGCACTCAAAACTCCTGGTAAAACTTTAAAGCAAGTGAGTGATGTTGTCACCAAATCTGCTAAGCCTGCTATGGCAAAAGAAGAAGAGGAGTGGGATGAAGATCAACTTCTAGAAGCTGCTGAGTCTGAAGAAGACGAAGAAGATGAAAAAGAAGAAGAGAATGAAAAAGGTGGCAAAAAGAAAAAAGAAATGAAGGAAGAGACTGACTCCGAAGAAGAGGAAGAGGAAGAAGAAGGCATCGAATTCAATGTAGAAGAAGATGTAAAGGCAATTTTTGGTGATGAAGAATTCTCCGAAGAATTTAAAGAAAGAACCAAAGTTGTATTTGAAGCTGCACTAAGATCTAAAGTAAATGAAGCAGCAGAAATTATTGCTGCAAAATATGAAGAAGCTTTAGAAGAAAATGTAGCTCAAATCAAACATGAATTAACCGAAAGAGTTGATTCATACTTAGAATATGTTTCGACTGAATGGCTTGAAGAAAATGCCCTTCAGGTCGAAACTGGACTCAAGTCAGAATTGTCTGAGTCCTTTATGACTGGTCTGAAAGGACTTTTTGAAGATCATTATGTATCAATCCCTGAAGATAAATATAATGTGCTCGAGAGTATGGTACAAAAACTTGATGAGATGGAGACGAAACTCAACGAACAGATCGAAAGAAATGTTGCATTAAACAGAAGACTTAGCGAATCTGTATCAGATGGAATCTTTGCTGAAGTATCTGAGGGTCTTGCATATTCCCAAAGAGATAAGCTAGCTAGTCTTGCTGAAGGAGTTGAGTTTGAAAGTGAAGAAGACTATCGTGAGAAACTAGAAACTTTGAGGGAAGCTTATTTCCCAAGAAATCCAGTTGCTTACACTGAGGATGATACCTTAAGTGAAGAGGCTGGTTCAGAAGTTATTTCTGAGTCAATGTCGAAGTACTTAAGTGCTGTCACTAAGTTCTCTAAGTGATTAAATCATTTATTATATTTTAAACTCGCTTTTTAACAAGACAAACAACAAAGGAGAAAAACGCAAATGTATCAAGCAGAACATTTGCAGGAAAAGTGGGCACCTCTACTAAATCATGGATCCTTAGATCCTATCCAAGATTCACATCGTAGAGCCGTCACCGCTGTCCTGCTCGAGAACCAAGAAAGATTTTTAAGAGAGGAAAGAGCTTTCCTTTCAGAGGCTTCACCAACCAACTCAGCTGGTACTGGTGGTTACAGTGGCGGTGCAACTGCTTCTGGACCTGTCGCTGGTTTTGACCCCGTTCTAATCAGCCTAATCCGCAGATCAATGCCTAACCTAGTTGCATATGATCTTGCTGGTGTTCAACCAATGACTGGCCCAACTGGACTCATCTTTGCGATGAGAACCCGTTACAACAATCAGTCAGGAGCCGAAGCATTCTTCAACGAGGCAGATACCTCATTCTCTGGTCAGAACAAGAATCGTCAGGGAATTGGTACTGCTGGTTATGTTGCTGGTTCGGATACCTCAACTGTTGGTATCGGTACTTCAAGTGTTCAGTCAGGCACCAATCCTGGTATCCTCAACGATGCTGGCCAAGATGAGGCTGGTTACAACGTTGGTCAGGCAATGCCTACTGCAGACTCTGAAGCTCTTGGTGATGCAGCTGCAAACCTATTCGCTGAGATGTCATTCTCAATCGAAAAGGTTAGCGTAACTGCAAAGTCACGTGCTCTCAAGGCTGAGTATTCACTTGAGCTCGCACAAGACCTCAAGGCAATCCATGGTCTAGATGCTGAGGCTGAACTCGCAAATATTCTCTCAACAGAGATTCTTGCTGAGATCAACCGTGAAGTCATCAGAACCATCTACAAGATTGCTGAGCCTGGTGCTCAAGTTAATACCGCTACTTCAGGTATCTTTGACCTTGACGTTGATTCAAACGGTCGTTGGTCAGTTGAGAAGTTCAAGGGTCTTCTCTTCCAAATCGAGCGCGATGCTAACGCAATCGCACAAAGAACTCGTAGAGGGAAGGGTAACATGATCATGTGCTCCGCTGATGTTGCTTCGGCACTCACCATGGCTGGCGTACTTGATTACACCCCTGCACTTAACGCAAACCTCAATGTTGATGACACTGGTAACACTTTTGCTGGTGTAATCAATGGTAAGTATAGAGTCTATATCGATCCATATTCTGCTAACAGTGCTGCTGCTCAGTACTATGTTATCGGTTATAAGGGTTCCAACCCTTATGATGCTGGTCTCTTCTACTGCCCATATGTTCCTCTCCAAATGGTTCGTGCCGTTGGTCAGGACACCTTCCAGCCTAAGATTGGCTTCAAGACCCGTTACGGAATGGTTGCAAACCCATTCGCTGAGGGCACCGATCAAGGTCTTGGCAGACTCAACACCAATAGCAACCGCTATTACAGAAGAGTACAAGTTAAGAACCTCATGTGATCTAAAATCACAAGGTTATACGGAGGGTCCAATGGACCCTCTTTTTTTATGCAAATAAATAGTAGAAAAACTCAATATGGCTAATCCATTAGAAAGATTACAGTCGAATAGAAATTTTCTTTCTCCTATAGGATTCAGGTTTATCTTAAACAAGTATCCGAAAGTAGATTTCTTTTCTAATGCTGCAAATTTACCAGGAATTAATTTAGGAGTTGCAGTTCAACCTTCATATTTGAAAATGGTTGATCATCCTGGAGATATTCTCGTATATGAAAACTTCCAACTTAATTTTATAGTTGATGAAGATATGGAAAATTATCTTGCTATGTTTGAATGGATGACTGGTTTAGGTTATCCAGAAAGTGTTGGTCAATATCAAGAACTATATAATGGTGAAGATAGAAGAACACCAACTGATCAAAAAAATATTTACTCTCAAGGTACTTTACAAATTTTAAACAGTAACTACCAAGTAAATAAACAAATTATTTTTAAAGATTTATTTCCTATTTCTTTACAACCACTATCTTTTGAAGCTACAGATAGAGATTATAACTACTTTACGGCACAAGCCACTTTTAAATATACTATTTTTAACATTGCAGATAAAAGAGGAAACATTATTGTATGACACTTGATGAAATTCAGGAAATGTGGGAAAAAGATTCTGTTATTGATCCTGACAATTTACATTTGGAATCCTTAAAGATTCCACAACTACATGCAAAATATTACAAATTATACAATGACATTTTTCTTTTAAAGAAAAGAGGTCTTCAAAAATACAGTGAAATAAAAAAAGATAGGTACGAATATTACAACGGAAAATCAAGCCCAGAAGTTTATGTAGAGGAACCTTTTCCTTTCAAGATTAGGGATAAGGAAACAATGGGTAGATATTTAGATGCAGATGAAAAGTTAAGTCATACCAGACTCAAAAATGATTACTACGATACCATGCTTAAATATTTGGAGGAGATATTAAAAGTTATTACTAATAGAACCTATCAAATTAAAAACGCAATCGAATTTCAAAAATTTATAGCTGGATATAGTTAATGAGTGATGTTGTAATCTCAAAAAAGAATGAAGTTTTTTTAAAGATAGAAGCAGAACCTTATATTTTGCAAGAACTATCTGATCGATTTACTTTTGATGTACCTGGAGCAAAGTTTATGCCCCAGTATAGAAAAAAGTTTTGGGATGGAAAAATTCGTCTGTTCAATCTCGTAAAGAAAGAAATATATGTTGGATTACTTGATAAAGTAATTTCTTTTATAGAAAAATCTGGATACACATATGAGTTTGAAAATTCAAAATTTTATGGTGTTCCTTTTGAAATAAATGAATTTATTTCAAGGGAGGGTGTCAGTGATTATATGAAATCGATCTCAGCGCACCCGCCAAGGGACTATCAGGTGGATGGAGTGTATAGTGCGTTATACCACAATAGAAAACTTCTCATCTCGCCTACCGCCTCTGGCAAGTCTCTGATGATCTATTCGATCACGAGATATTATACCGAAAAGAATTTAAGAACTTTGATCGTTGTTCCAACAACGTCTCTTGTCGAACAAATGTATAAAGACTTTGCAGATTATGGTTGGGAAGTTGATTCATATTGTCATAAAATTTATTCTGGAAAAGAAAGATACGATATAAACAAACCAGTTGTTATAACTACATGGCAATCAATTTATAAGGAACCAGTTAAATGGTTTGATAAGTTTGATGTTGTAATTGGAGATGAAGCACATCAATTCAAATCAAAATCTCTTGTAGATATTATGACAAAACTTTTAGATTGCAAATATCGTTTTGGTTTTACTGGAACTTTAGATGGTACGCAAACACATAAGTGGGTTCTGGAAGGATTGTTTGGACCATCATATGCAATTACCAAAACGAAAGAACTTATTGATAAAGGTCATTTATCAACTTTAGATATCAAAATTTTATTACTTAAACACCCAGATAAAAAATTTGAAACATATGAAGAGGAGATTCAATACTTAATATCTCATGATAGAAGAAATAAATTTATTAAAAATTTAGTTCTAGATTTGAAAGGAAACAGTCTAGTTTTATTCAATAGAGTTGAATCTCATGGGCAGATTCTTTTTGATCTGATAAATACACATAAGGACTCCAATAGAAAGGCATTTTTCATTCATGGTGGAGTCGATGTCGATGTGAGAGAAAAAGTTAGAGAAATCACTGAAAGAGAAAACAATGCTATCATCGTTGCTTCTTACGGGACTTTTTCTACTGGTATTAACATCCGAAATTTACATAATGTTATCTTTGCTTCCCCTAGTAAATCAAGAATCAGAAACCTCCAATCAATCGGACGAGTCTTGAGAAAAGGAGAACAAAAAACAAAAGCAATTCTTTATGATATTGCAGATGATACAACCAAAAACAATACGAAAAATTATACTCTAAATCATTTAATAGAAAGAGTTAAAATTTATAGTGAAGAGAATTTTAATTACGAAATAATTAAAGTTAAATTAAAAACATGATAGAAGAAGAATTTTATGCAATCATAAAACTAGTATCTGGAGAGGAAATCATTTCAAAGGTTTCAGCCTCTGAAGAAGAAGATCGTACTATTTTAATATTAGAAGATCCTGTTGTTATGAAAGAAATGGCATTCAGACAATTTGGTGTAGTAGCTTATAATGTTGAACCATGGGTACGTCTTACAAATGAATCTCTTTTCTTTATTGATATGGATAAAGTTCTAACAATGACAGAAATCAAAGATGATGACATCGTTAAAATGTATAAAAGATATCTTCGTGATAAAGAAGATATATCAATGATTGGTAAATCAACCAAAGTTGGTCTAACTACATCTATGGGATTAATCAGTAAAGTAGATGAAGCTAGATCTCTCTTAGAGAATATATTTAATAATAGCTAATAGCTTATCTTGAAACCCCACAGAGTTATTTTACACACATTTGGGGGGTATTGTCAAGCCCATTAAAATATGTTATAATTTGAACATTAGATTTGGTAAAAGAACGTGACTAAGACTGGGAGAAAAAAGAATGAACATTATGTGAATAACAAAGAGTTCCTTCAAGCCATTATTGAATACAAAAAGAAAATTAAAGAATCCGAGAGTAAGGGGTTGCCAAAACCTCGTATCACAAATTACATTGGAGATTGTTTTCTTAAGATTGCCACTCATTTATCATACAAACCTAATTTTGTAAATTACATGTTTAGGGAAGATATGATCTCTGATGGTATCGAAAATTGTGTTCAATATATCAATAACTTTGATCCTGAAAAGTCTTCAAATCCTTTTGCTTATTTCACTCAAGTGATTCATTTTGCGTTCTTGAGACGTATTCAAAAAGAAAAGAAACAACTAGAAATTAAAAACAAAATTTTAGAGCAGTCTGGATTTGATGAAGTTTTTGGTAGCGATGGAAATATTTTAGATTCTCATTCTTCCGATTATAACACGATCAAAGACAACATTCACCAAAAGATGAGTATGAACTGATGAAAATTGCTATCATTACAGATCAACATTTTGGAGCTCGTAAAGGTTCTAAAATCTTTCATGATTACTTTCTTAAATTTTACGAAGAGGTATTTTTTCCAACTCTCGTAAAAGAAGGAGTAAGTGCAGTTATTGATCTGGGAGATACCTTTGATAACAGAAAGTCGATTGATCTTTGGAGCATGAATTGGGCTCAAAAGAACTACTATGATCGACTTAAAGAAATGAAACTGCATGTATGGACTGTGGTTGGTAATCACACTTCATACTATAAAAACACAAACGAACTCAATACAATCGATGTTCTTTTGAAGAACTATGACAATGTTACAAAAATTTCTGAACCAACAGAAGTTCATTTTGAAGATTGCCCAGTTCTTTTTCTTCCCTGGATTAATCAAGAGAATGAAGAAATCACAAAAAAATTAATTAAAAATACATCTGCAAAAGTTGCAATGGGTCATCTTGAATTGAATGGCTTTGCAGTTATGCGTGGAATGTATTGTGAGCATGGAATGGATAAATCAATTTTATCTAAATTTGATAGAGTATTTTCTGGACATTATCATACTCGTTCAAGTGATGGAAAGATTTTTTATCTAGGAAATCCATATGAACTTTATTGGAATGATGTTTATGATAATCGTGGGTTTCATATCTTTGATACCGAAACTTTGGAACATACTCCAGTAAATAATCCGTTCAATATCTTTCAAAAAATTCAATATGAAGACACTCCTTGGCAAACTTTTAATTTCTCTGAATATGAAAACAAGTTTGTTAAGTTGATAGTTAGAAAAAAGACTGATGAAAAACAATTTGAAAAGTTCTTCGAGTCTCTAACAAAAACCAATTGTCATGAAGTTAAAGTTGTTGAAAACTTTGCAATAGAAGAAAATATTGATTTTGAAGCATTGGAAACGGAAGATACGATTTCAACTTTGAATCGATATATTGAAAACTCTGAGATAGATTTGAATAAAACTAAAATTAAAAAATACCTCAGATCCATATATAAAGAAGCTTGTGAGGTAGAATAGTGTATATCTTAGCTTTAAGAGGTCACGAAGAATCTGGTGCATACGCTCATGAAAACGAATATGGTGAAAAAATTCTTTACATGTTTGAAGAGGAGGATGATGCCGAAAGATTCAGTGGATTACTAGAAGCGGATGATTATCCAGAACTGTCAGTGGTTGAAGTGGATAAAAAGGTTGCCATTCACGTCTGCAAGATGCATAATTATAAGTATTGTATTATTACTCCAGAAGAAATTGTAGTGCCACCAAAGGATTATGATAACGTTCAAGAAGATTAGATGGAAAAATTTCCTCAGTACAGGAAACAATTGGACTAGTGTTGATTTTACAGAACATAATACAACTCTAATCGTTGGCACCAATGGATCAGGTAAGAGTACCATTTTGGATGCTCTTACTTTTGTTCTGTTCAACAAACCATTTCGCAAAATTAATAAACCCCAATTAATCAATTCTCAAAACGAGAAAGATTGTTTGGTTGAGATTGAATTTTCTGTTGGTTCTGTTGAATGGATGATTCGCCGTGGAATGAAACCAAATATCTTTGAGATTCATAGGAATGGTTCCATGTTGGCTTTGGATGCATCTAATAATGATGCTCAAAAACATCTGGAACAAAATATTCTAAAACTGAATTATAAGTCTTTTACTCAAATTGTAGTTTTGGGTTCTTCGACTTTTGTTCCATTTATGCAACTTCCTGCTGCAAGTAGGAGAGAAGTGATTGAAGATCTTCTGGATATTCGCATCTTTTCTGCAATGAATGATGTGGTTAAAAATAAAATTCGTGCAGAAAAGGAAGAAATGAATACTCTTAGACTCAAACGAGAGTCTGTAGAAGAGAAAATCGAAATGCAGAAAAACTTCATCGAAGAAGTTGAAAAAAGAGGAAAAGAAAATATTGAAAATAAAAAATCTTCTATTCTTTCTCTTGTTGAAGAGGAAGGATTTTTGATGACAGATAATACTGAACTCCAATCTCAAATTGAAACTCTAAATGTTGAGATTGAAAAGTTTCTTGATGCTTCTGAAAAACTTAAGAAGATGGGAAATCTGAAAGGTAAGATTTCCCAAAAAGTATCTAGTACTACAAAGGAATATGAATTCTTCAAAGATAATTCGGTATGCCCTACATGCACTCAAAATATTGACGAGCGGTTTCGCTTAAATAAAATTGGTGACACTCAAAATAAATTAGAAGAGCTTAAACAAGGTTATATTGACCTAGAAAAGGCTATAACAGAAGAGGAAAAAAGAGAGAACCAATTCATTCTATTCTCTAAGGAGATTACAAAACTCACGCATGAAATTTCTCAAAACAATACTAAGATCTCTGGATTCCAAAGACAGATCCGAGATCTTGAATCTGAAATTCAAACTATTACCGAACAACTTGAAAACAGAAATACTGAGCATGAAAAGTTAATAAGTTATCAAGATCAATTAACAAATTTAATTGATCTCTTGCATGAGAAAAAAGAATCAATGAAGTATCATGAATTCATTTTCTCTCTTCTGAAAGACGGTGGGGTCAAAACTAAAATCATCAAAAATTATCTTCCACTCATCAATCAACAAGTAAATAAAAATCTTCAGTTGATGGATTTTTATATCAACTTTACGTTAGATGAAGAATTTGATGAAAGTATTAAGTCCCCCATTCACGAAAACTTTTCATATAGTTCTTTCAGTGAAGGTGAAAAAATGAGAATTGATTTATCTCTTTTATTTACTTGGAGGGAAGTTGCAAGAATTAAAAACTCGGTTAATACTAATCTACTGATTATGGATGAGGTTTTTGATAGTTCTCTTGATGGATTTGGTACGGATGATTTTCTAAAAATTATTCGATACGTTATTAAAGATGCAAACATTTTTGTCATCAGTCATAAGACAGAAATGAATGAAAAATTTGAAAATGTAATTAAGTTTGAGAAAGTTAAAGGATTTAGTAAGAGAACTTTTTAATGTGACAGTTGTGAAACTGGTCTAGGGGGGGTCTGCGGACCCCTCTTTTTTAGTATAATTCTTTCATACGCAAAGAACCAATGTCTGTCAATCACGAAGTTAAAGGTCAGCTCGCTCGTCTTCTCGCAACAGAAAATTTGATCGTGGAACATAAAAAAGTTCCCACTGCATCCTTTGATGTTGATCGTCGGGTTTTGACTCTTCCTGTTTGGAACAGAGCTTCTGCAACCGTTTATGACCTTTTGGTCGGTCATGAAGTTGGTCATGCACTTTTCACTCCTAATGAAGATTGGACTGAAGTTGTTGATGTTCCTAAAGATTATGTGAATGTTGTTGAAGACGCTCGTGTTGAACGTCTGATGAAAAAGAAATATGCTGGTATTTCTAAAACTTTTTATCGTGGTTATAATGAATTGAATGATGATGATTTCTTTTCTATTGCAGATCAAGATCTTGAACAATTGTCTTTGATTGATCGTATCAATCTTCATTTTAAAATTGGTTCTTTTGCTCGACTTCCTTTTGATTCGGAAGAACAAAATTTTGTATCCATGGTCGAAAAGTGTGAAACTTTTGATGAAGTTTTGAACATTTGCAAACTCATTTACGATCATGTAAAAAGTAAAAAGAAACAAGAAACTGAAGTCGATATGACTCCAGATGTTACTGATCAATCTGGAACCTCTGTTCAGGATGGTCAAAGTGAAGAACAACAAAACAATAATTCTTCTTCCTTTGGCGATCAATCTCAATCCCAACAGTCTGATGGACTTGAAGGTGATGAAGAATCTGATGAATCCAAATCTAATTCCATGGAAACTGGCGGCCG